CCAATTATCCTTGTTTTATTTAGTAAGAGACAGTAATACCAGTTAAAGCATCTGTTAAGTTACCTGTTGTAGAAATCTCTTGAGCCGGCTGTGGTTCAAGTGCTTCAAAGGTAAGTGAATACTGATTAGCATCACCAAATGCAGTTCCGGTAGTTCCTGAGCCTCCCGTAAGAGTAGCTCCTCTATATCGACCTATGTAAAAGAATTCTCCAACATTATCCTCTGTACCGTTATTTGTTTGAACAACGATTTTTAAATCTGGATTTTGTGCTAATACTTTTACTTGGTTACGAATAGATGTCTGAAGCTTATGGAAGGCTGCGTTAACTGTCTGTGTATAAAACACAGTACCGTTTTCCAAACTTGGGTTAGGAGTCTCTGTGAAGTCTCCAGTATTCTTAGTCAAATCAAATTGATAGAATACTCCGTCACCACTGATAGAAGAAATTTCTCCTCCTACATCAGAGATGGCAGTAACTGAGCCTGAAAGGATATATATGGATTTTATACCTCCTGAGTTGTCTCTACAACCGAGTTGGAATCCTGATGAAATATCGCAAGCCATAGTTATTTTATTTTATTGTTAAAAAAATGGGCGGCCGAAACCGCCCGTTTATAAGCTTCTATTATTGAGCAGGTTTATCGTTAGTAACGATATACTCTGGGAAAGCTACTTGAGCTCCTAACTTAGATTTTAATCTATGTTTAAGTTGGTCAGCATTGATATCATACCATAACTGGAATGAAGTTTCGTCTGACATTAGATCAGTACCTACTACAGCATATGCATCAGGCATTAAAGCAATACGATCTCCAGTAATACCTGAAGTACCTACTACTTTTACGTTCTGGAATGGATAAGCCATTTGTAGAATACCAGTTCTGTTTGTGATGCTTCCTGGATCAAAGTAGAAGTTGTTAGCTTGTCTTAAAGCAGTAACAAATTTTCTAAAGTTTCCAACACCCATCCAGATTGTAAGGTCATCTCTGTCCGCTACGTCTGCATTTAGGTTTTCGATAAGAGCATCTGTAATTCCAAGGATAGTAGCTGATGTTACTGATCCTGTTGCAGCTGCTGGTACTACTACTCCTGCTGTAGATCCTGAAGTTAATCCTCCGAAGTTACTAGCATTCCAAAGGAAAGCATCGTCAGATTTCTTCATTTGGTTAACTACCATATCAGTATAAGTTTCTGCTAATGCAAAAGTTTCGTTATATGATCCGGCAGATAAAGCAGAAATACCTAAGTACTTGCTGTTTAATTCGTCTAAACATAGACCATCGTATGATGTTCTTTGTGTTACAGTAATATTTCTCTGAGTGGCAGTTAAGCTACCAGATGGAGAAGATACACAGTTTCCTGATTGAACTTGAAGGTCAACCTCCATGATGTTCAATGGTTCTTGATATTTAATACCTTCTTGAATAGGAAGGATAGAAGTTGTATATCCCTCGAATACGATTTTAGGTACTACTCGCCCAGCTACTTCATTATTGAATGCATCTAAGGCACTTACATTTAATCCCATTTCTAGTTATTTTTAATTGTTTTAGATTGTTTTTCCTTAGCTCGCATAATCATTTCGAACTGAGCTTGCTTTTGATTAAAAGGTTCTTTTTCCCAAACCTTATCTTTAGAGGTTCTAGTAGCAGAAAACTTAGCAGCTACTTGCTCTGTTGGTTCTGATGCAGGTTCACTCATATATTCTTTGAGTTTCTCTTCATGTTCAGCCAACTTAGCTTTTAGTGCTTCGATTTCTGGTGCTACAGTCTCCATTATTGCTTCGATGATTTCTTCTTTGATTCCACCTTCTTCTAAGGTTTCTTCGATGATTTCTTCTTCAGCCATTTCTGTTTTTTCTTCTTCTTCGACAGTTTCTTCAGCGGACATAGCTTCAGTAGCAGGAAGTTCTTCTTCTGCTAAGCTACCCTCTCCACCTTCGTCTGGTCTTGCAACACCGGTTATTTTTCCTTCACCATCAACAGTTAAAGTAATACCGGATTCAGTCGTATGCTCTCCAGACGGTGCAAGTACATGCTGTCCTTCTGCAGTAATAACATGCAATTCCTGACCAACTTCAAACTCTCCATCACTCATATTGGTGATTTCAGTTCCGTCGACAAGTTTAGCTGTAGCAAAAGATTCTTCTTTTACTTCCTCGTTATTTACTTCTGGGGTATTATTCTCTGTCAAATTAAAGTACTTTTTAACCAATGTCTTTAATTCCTCTTTGTTCATAAATGAGTTATTA